GAGCTGGCCGCCGGCAAGCCTCGGGACCAGGCGGTGGCGATCGCGCTGAGCGTGGCGCGCAAGAACGCGGCGAAGAAGACGCGGGGGAAGAGGCACTGATGATCGGCAAATGTCGCAAGTGCGGCGGACCCATGAAGATGCCAGATGGCAAGCCCGCGGCCAATCCCGCTGCGCTTGATGTTGCGAAGAAGAAAGCGGCCGAAGAGGCCGTCAAGAAGGCGAGGCAAAAGAAGCCATGACCGCCCACCCCGACGTTCTCTCCGCCCTCCAGACCGCCCACGACGCCGAGGCCACGGCCAGCGAGCGCTTCCACAAGCAGGAACACGCGTTCAAGCAGGGCAAGAAGCATATCCCAAAACTGGCCCGCTGGTTCGACCGCCGGCATAAGGAAGCCGCAGACAGGCAGCATGACATCCGCAATCACATGATGCGGGCGGGCGGGACCGTTGAGACGCACCTCGGCGACACCAGCTATTCGGACGAGCCGGAGGGAGCCCTGAAGTCAGCCTGCAAGACCCTGGACAGGCTGATCGCGGCCCACCACGGCATCCAGGAGGCCGCCGAAGAGCATGGCGACCGGGAGACCGCCGAGAAGTTTCACGGCTACTCCAAGGACCTCGAGAAGACCTACAAGAAGGGCGAGCAGAAACAGCAGATGTTGACCGATCTCGGACCGGCTTTGTTTATCCACAAGCATTCATAAGAAAGGAAGCCGATGGCATCCGGTGAAGACCAAGCACTGAAGATCCTGCAGGGCCAGGTCGAGAGCCTGACCGCCCAGCTCCAGATCTTGACCTCCGAGCGCGACGAGTATCGCGATGCGCTCTCCGAGGTCGCCAGCGAGCGGGACAGCCTGAAGACCCAGATCAGCAGTCCCGACGAGCTGACCGCCGAGCTGGCCCAGCTCAAGGGCCAGATCCGCGACCGCGCGCACTTCGACAAGTTCGCCGAGCTGGCCAAGGGCGATAAAGCGAAAGAAGCCGCGGTCAAGCATCTCTGGAAACTGGCCGACTACAAAGCCGAGGCCGACGAGCCCGATGAGGCCGCGCTGAAAGGAATCCTGAAGCGACTGAAGACCGAGGCGGACTATGCGTTCGACCCCGAGGAGCACGACTCCACGCGGACCGCCCGGGAGGCCGCCGAGCGAGAGTGGAGCGGCAAGAAGCATGGCCTGCCCGTCCCGCAGACGGCACCAGCCGGCGGCGGCCGGTCAGCCCGCAACCAGGGCGGCGACGGCACCATCGTCACGGCCGAGATGCGGGCCGACCCGAAGTTCATGCTGGACCCGCGGAACAAGCAACTGATCGGCGACGCGGCCCGCGAGGGGCGGTTCAGATAAGATTACGCGCAGCAAGCTCATCCCAGAGACGGGCCGCTTCCATTTCTTGATTGCAGGGCTCGCAGTAGTCGCCGTCCAGGGAGCCGTGCTCGCAGAACGTCGACAGATCATCCGCGGCCCGGTGCCACCTGTCCTCGGTGATTTGCCGCACGAGATGCCTGCGATGCAGGTTCTGGGATGAAAATCTCAGACCGTCATTGTCGCTTTCAAAGAAGTGCATTTCACTTCTGTTGTCTGGTTGCTGCTCAAAAAACACGATCACAAGTGCCATTGGGCGACCCTCCTGACCCCATTCTAACCGTTCTTTCTCAATTCGTCTCCCCGCGACTGGCTCGCCAGAAACGGGCTTTTTAGGAGCCAGCAATGGCCAACAATTTTGCTGCATTCTTCGAGACGCTCGTCGCGGGCGCTGACGAGTATAACAAGGCGAAGGTCGGCAAGACCGCGCTCTTGGACGCCGTCTACAAGGACGTCAAGCCGGAGGCCGCCCGGGTCGGCAAGACGGTGGACGTCTACTTCCCCGACGTGGGCCCGCTGACCGCTGTCAACAACGGCCAGCTCACGGCCAGCACGGTCAATCCCAACTACATCCCGTTGGTGTTCCAGACCCGCGCCGGCAAGGCTCTCCAGTTTCAGGATTTCGAGCAGTGGCAAACCGCCGTCGACCTGGCCCAGAAGTTCTTCGATCCGCTCTACAAGAGGGCGCGCGAGTATCTCAACGGCCAGATTGCCGCGCTCATCACGCCGACGAACTTCAACTCCAACGCGCCCGTCATCGGCGCCACGCGGGGCGAAGTGCTCGTAGCCGACCAGCTCAACGCCTGGAATGCGCTGGCCGACCAGAAGGTGCCCCTGGACGACTCGGACAAGCTCAGGCTGATGGTCCACAACAACGTGTACCAGAAGATGCTCGGCGATTCGGCGTGGGTCCAGGAAAGCTTGGTGTCGGCCGCGATCGCGATGGAGGCCCGCAAGGAAGCGAGTCTCGCGCACGCCTTCAACTTCCAGCCGATCTGGGACCAGCAGATGCCGACTGCCTCGGGCAGCATCATCTACGGCCAGGTCGGGCTGACGAACGGCAGCAACGCGGTGACCGGGCTGAATACCGCGTTCACGACGGATCTCACGACCTCCAACACGCTCATCTTCGGCAACGACGCGACGAAGACTCAATACACCATTTCCAGCATCACGAGCGACACCGCCCTCGTGCTGGGCTCGACCTACAGCGGTGCGACCGCGACCGCGACGACCGCCCGCAAGATCACCGTGCTATCGGGTACAGTCAGCAGCTCGACCACGACTTTGACCGGGACGAACACCAAGTTCACGACCCAGCTAAACGTCGGCGACTGGGTGAACGATGCGGCCTCGCCGGCCGTTATCCCGACCCAAATCGCCACGATTTCCAGCGACACATCGGCAACTGTCGTCGTCGCTCCGACCACGGCGTACAGCGGATCGACGCTGACTCGTCAGGCTTACACCAATCTGGCCCTGCACGAGTACGCCATCGCCCTGGCCCTGCGGCCGATCGCCACGCCGGACGAGGCACGCAACGTGGTGGACGTGTCCTACATCGACCTGATGGGGATCCCCCTCCGCGTGATGGTCAGCTACGTCCACATCTATCAGGCGCTATTCGTGACCGTGGATTTCGGCTACGCGCTGGGCGTCATCCGTCCCGACTTCGGTGTCCTCATCAACTGCTGAAAGGGGTGTTCCATGCAGATCTCAGGTACTGTCGCCGCCCCCTCGGTACAGGGGGTAACGGCGCAAAGCCCGGCGGACATCGCCTACACGGCGGGATTTTCCGCGGTCGGAAACGGCACGGCCTGGGTACTGACCCCGAGCGATGTATTCGCGGTCACCACTCTGGCCAGTGCAGCCACGCAGTCGATTGATTGGTCTGTCGCCGGACTGTTTCTGACCACGCTCACTGCCAACACTACGTTCACATTCAAGAATGTGGCCGTGGGGCAAAACATCATGCTCGTCCTGACCCAGGACGGCACGGGATCGCGCACGGGCACGTTCCCCACGGGCAGTGTGTTCGTCGGCGGATCCAAGACGCTCACCACAACTGCCAACGGCATTGACACCGTGCAGATCACCTGCACGGCCGTCGGTGTTTACCTATGCCAGCTCCTTAAGGCTTACGCGTGATCTGACCGCGTTCCCCGGGGACTGCAACCCGGGGATTTCCATAGGAGTAGCAAAGTGATTCAAACGCAAGCACCTCCTGATGCTGGGCGCGGAAGCATCCAGACCATGATAGGCAACTCGGAGCAATTGCTCCTGCCCAGTTATGACGGCTCTGTCCTCACCTGCCTCGCCAACGCAGCGGACGGAACGGGTCTGCAGTGGACGAGCACGCTGTCGCTGTCGCAACTTTCCGTCGGCGGAGAGATCTTGACGAACAATGAGGTGGTAGTCGGGACCGGTACCAGTCAAGTCGCGATAGCCAACGGCTGCATCGGTGTGTTTGGTACAACCCCGCCGGCTTCACAGCCAGCATTTCCCGGCACGGCCACAGGCACGGATAAGAACATCGTCAACGCCATCGTGACGTTGCTGGCCGCGTACGGCTTCTGCGCCTCATCTTGACCCTTCTATTCCGGCCGTTCCGTCCGGGATCTTTCCACATCGAGGTAATCCATGGCAACCGATCTCAACGCAACCAGCCGGGCGGCGGAAATGACCAGCATCAACACCGTCGCCAGCACGACGGCGCACCTGTTCATCTACAGCGGCACCCAACCGACGAAAACCACGTCTCCAACCGGGACGTCGGCCATCACGGCCGGGATCTCCCTAGGAAACCCCGCTTTCACCCAGGGTAGCGATGGCACGGATGCCAACACCAAGCTCACGCTTGCCGGCGTGCCCCTCTCGGGCACGGCGACGGCCAGCATTACCCCGGGCTGGTATCCCGTCACGTTCGGCGGGACTGACGACGGGGCCCACACCGTGCTCCAGGGATCGTCCGGCGTCGGCTCCGGAGACCTGAACTTTGCGAGCACGATCTCCAGCGGCGGCACCGTCACGATCAGCTCACTGACCTACACCGAGGGCAACGTCTGATGCC